CCAAGAGGTATTAAATTGATTTACGATCTCAGTAAGATTAACTGTATTATTTATTCCCATAATTATTAATTATTAAATTTAGATTTAATTCTATGTTCTTGATCCATGCTCTCCCTAACTGAGCTTTCATATTCTGCTTTACTTGTTTTCCAACTTAGATAAGTAAATACCTCATATAAGTTTGTATTCATTACACTATCTACTGCATTATCAGGAGCTTTAGTAAACACTCCATCAAGAGCTACATCATATAAAGTATTTAACCAACCTAATCCCTCCATTATATACCAGTTCTCTGTTGCGTGTCTATTAGAGTTTCTGTTCCCATCTTTAAATACTGAACTGAATTTCTCCTTAATATGTTTGTTTGTTTGCTCAAAAAAAAAATTAGCTTCCAAGCTTCACTCATAGGCAGTTGAGAGAATAATCTTGTTTTCTTTTGGATAAGATCATCAGTATTCTCTACTCCTTTCTCTTTACACAATATAGCTATCTGTTCTGCAAAAGCTCCAAATCTATTAGCCTGGATTTTACTATTAGCTATCCCTACTTGTTCACTTTCTATATAATCTCCAAAGGTTGTATCAGTCATATTAGGCTTAGGATATAAATAAGTTTTACCTTTAAACTCAAAACTTTCCTGAGTGTCTTTCATTACATAATCTATCTTATCTGATAATAGAGTAGTTATTATTCCTATTATATTCTCTATCTCTTTAATATCACATTTATCAATAGTAGTAGGTTTAACTCCAGTTAGATAATTAAATATAGCTTTATTACATTTCATATTATTTAAAGTTTGTTCTTTAGATAATAGATTACTTTGCTGTTCAGTAGGTTCTTGTTTAGGAGGAGCTACTCTATACTCCTCTATTAAAGCTATTATCTTACTATATTGAGCTATAGTAAGTTCACTCCATTGATTAGGGATTTTACATTTAATATCTTTACCTATTGTTAGATTTATCATTTCTTTTTAGTTCTTTTGGTTTGTTGTTGTTTTATTATAGCTGAAACTTCTTTTAAGTTCTCAGGTAATTCAGTATTAAAAATATATTCGTCTAACATCTCATCAAGAGCTAATATAGTTTCTTGCATCTCTTGAACTAATCTATCAGTAAGAATATCTAAGTCCTCATCATTAGAGCCATCTTTAAGAGATAGGCTAAATCCTATTGCTCCGAATAACATAAAGTTAGGAAACATAAATACCCACTCAGATAGAGTAAGGTTATTAGTTCCATTATTAGTATCAATATCTTTAGCTAAAAAGTTATGTAAAGCTGTAGCCTTACTTCTCAAAGGTTTAAAGTTTCTAAACATATTATAAGTATAGCTATCCGTAGCCTCATAAATAAACCTATCTATATTCTTATTGAATTGAGATAGTATCTTACTATGTTTTTTATTTAGAGTATTAATTTCCATAATCTGCAATAGTATCTATTTATCTATTTATTATCTCGCAATTTTAAGTTAAGCAAAGTATAACACTTTTGATTTATTAAAGTTAAAGTACGATCTCATTATTAAAGCATCGGCTATATCAGGTGATCTACCTAATAAACTCTTTATCTTATCCTTTGGAGTTATTGCTAACTTACTATCCTTATCAACATCATATTGTTTTATTAATTCAAATTCAGATATTATATTTTGCTTTATCTCATTACTATCAGTAGATATATATACTAAACCTTTATTAACTTGATTAGCAAAGTCATAATAACATTGGCTCTTTAAGTTCCTATAGTTCTCATTATTCAAAGCCTTACTATTATTAACAAAGGATTTAATCCCTCTAATAAAATCAGGGATAGCTCCACCTACCCCGTCACTATCTACTATAATATTACTCCTGGCTATCTTATAAGTTTCTGCATAAGCTTTAACATTCTCAGCTAATTCAGATAAAGAGTTTTTATCATAGGTTAAAATCCTTATACATCTCCAACCGTCCCAGAGACATATAACAGATTTATCTCTACCATATCTGGCTACATCTATACTCATATATCTATCTCCTCCTGATATATAACTATTAGTAAACATATCGTTAAGCTTATCTACTGCAAATAAATTACTCTCATCATCGGAGTAAGTCCAATCTCCAAATAGTAATCTCTTTTTATTAATCATATCTAATCCCTCTAACTGAGAGATATAGTGTTTAGATATATGAGGATTATCTGTTACTAAAGATTGGATAAAGTATTTTTTACTATCTAAAGTTCCATTTATATAAGGCTTATAAAAGGTAGTGTATAACCAGGCTTTAGAGGGATTACAAGTTAAAAGCATTCTCGGGATTAAACCATTCTCATCTAACTTATATCTTATCCTACTTTGTAAGATACTATATGCAGTAGGAGTAATCTCAGAAGCCTCATCTATGAAAGCTCCAGTACACTCAAGTGATCCAAGCGCATCAAACTGGGGATCAGAGGGCATAGCAAATAAATCTTTAAGTAAGATCGTAGATTTAGTTTTGTGAAAGGTTATTAAGGATTTAGGTTCGTTATAAGTATAATCTACTTGAGCTGTTAATCCCTGTATCTTTAGAACTTCAAATAGTGATAAGAGGGTAGTTTCTTTAAGTGTCTTTAAACGAGATCGTCCTATTACCCATCTTGTTCCAGGATATTTTAAACAGTTCTTTGCAATCCAATAACAACCTAATATTGATTTACCTCCTCCAGCTGCTCCTCCATAAAGTAATGTATTATAATTAGAGTTCTCTAATACATCAATTGCTTGAGTTTGTTTTATTGATAGCTCCATTAGTATCTTGGTAGGTTTTAGTTTCATTCCATACTATAGGCTTTCCATCAGTTCCGGTTAGCTCTTGCCTTTCTACATAGCCTCTCTTTTTACCTTTGGTTTTTAAAAAGAATATTATAGCTGTAGAGTTCCCGTCTTTAATTAGCTTCCATAACTCAGCCTCACATACATCAATAGCCATATCACTAATCTCATCTACTTGTTTAGCAAAGCTCTCATCATTATCATAGTATCTATAGAAAGTAGATCGGGCTACTCCACTAAAGTGACAGGCTAAAGTAACATTACCCATATTATTCTCCAAAGCTTTAATTAGAGTTTCTTTATTTAAGCTGGTTCTCTTTTGTTCCTTTTTTATAGGGCGTCCCATATTGTATTAATTTTAAACAAATATATATATTATTAAAGTTAATTTTATTAAAGTAATATATTCTTTATTAACAAGCTAAAGTTAAAAGTTAAAACCTCCTAAACTTGAGATAGGAATATTAAGAGCTTCTATTACTGCAAACTCAAATATCTTACTATCATTATCATATCCTATTACATCTCCCCAATTTTCCTTTAGGAGTTCCCAAGCATCGTAAGTATCTTGATCTACTTTAATAGTTATTACTTTATCATACTTAGTTGCAGTAGGCTTTGCTTTATCTATTTCTTTTAGATGATCTTGCAATCCTTTATACTGAGATAAATCTAATTTGTTTTCTTTATAAGGCATATTCCTATTGAGATCGTAATAATGTTTACTGTGTTTTGTCATGTAAAGATATATAAAAAAAGAGAGAGGGAACTACCCCTCCCTCCACCAAAAAACTATCCCTTAGCTAATAAGCACTTCACTAAGAGAGAGAAACAATAACAAATTTAGTTATTGCTATTTTTTTGTTTTCGTATTAATTGGAACTACTTTAGCTTTACCATTCTCAGCTACTATTTTCTCTTTAGTAGTATCTATCTTAGGAATAGTATTTTCTTTATTAGGAGCATTAGGATTACCAGCATTTTTACCCTGATCTCTTAGAGCTTCTTGAGTTCTACTCATAGCCTCAGTTCTCTCTTTCATTTTCTCAATCATTTTCTCTAAACGAGCTAATTCAATTTGGATAAAAGTAATTCCTACATTATCATCTCCATAGCTTACTTTATAATTCTCTAACATTTTATAACAGCCATCTTTTTGCTCATCATCTCGACAGCTCCATATCGCCTCGCATATTTTGATACAGGCATCTTTTGCATTTGGTTTATTCATTTGATTTATTTAATTGATTATTAATTTGTTTCATTTGCTCTAAGTATATAGGCTCAAAAGCTTTTTGTTTTAGCTTATAGGTACTTTCTAATATAACATAAGGCTTACCCTTTATTAAGCTACCTCTTAACCTTAGATTAGCTTTCTCTATTGCTTCCTTTTTATCATAAGCCATTATAGTGAACTCATCACAATCCCAATCTCCATAGCCAGATATCCAGCCATAGTATTGACATATATATTTTTTTAGCTTAGGCTTTCTTATTAGCCCTTTATATTTTATATTTCTCTTTTGCATAAATAACATTTATTATTTTTAACTAATACCATACTAACGCATCTTTTACAATACTTAAACATTATTGTCTATTAATATAAACTGTTATATCTTTTTGCCCAAAATCAATTAGAACATTATCTACATTAAATTGTCCTATAAAATCAGTAGAGGTTTCAGTATCTATTAAAAATTCAGTAAGATCAACATCAATATATTTCTCTACATATATATC